GTATCGAAATCGTCCAATAAATTAGACGATCAAATCCTTGCTGCTTTTGAGGAACAGCGTAGTAAATAGTACCAAAAAGGTACTACTTACTTTTGACCCATGTGGATTGGGACACGGAGACAATTTACATGGTTTTTGATAGGAGGACTTGCTGTGTATATAACAAAAAATTTTCAGAGTAATGAGGTTGCTTGCCACTGTGGTTGTGGTGAGGATGAGATGGATCAGGACTTTATGAGGATGTTGCAGGAGTTGAGGGATCAGGCAGGATTTGCTTTTCGGATAAATTCGGCCCGGAGATGCCTCAGTCACAATTCTGCAATCAGCTCTCACAAAAAAAAGGCAGGTATCCATACATTTGGAAAGGCAGTAGACATTGCAGTTGGACACATAGGGACAACCCAAACTCTGAAGCTCATAAAACAGGCACAAGACCTTGGGTTTACAGGGTTAGGACTCAATTTGAGAGGCCCAAGACAAAGCAGATTTATCCACATTGACAGCAGAGGAACTGACTTCAGTCCTCCAGCCGTTTGGACGTATTGAGATGGAAATTGAATTTGAACTTGAAAATAGTGATCTGGTTTTTACTTTTGAACCTTGGAGTCTGCGGAACCATTCTAGCAGAGCCGTACAGTGGCAAGTTCCCCACGGCCCACATACGAGAGTTGTGGCAAATCTGTTCGG